ACTATATTGGGAAGGGAAGGTCAGGCAAATGCTTTGGAGCTTTTTTAGGGGATGAGCTTGTGGCTTGTGCCGTTTATTCTAACTTGGTCCGTCAGAATATTGGTCATCAGTTCGATGGTAAGAGTTTAGAACTAGCAAGGCTGTGTATTCATCCCAGTTACCAAAAGCATAATATGGCGAGTTATTTTCTGTCTAAGACATTTAAGCATTTGGACTGTGATAATATTGTGAGCTATTGTGACACCACAGTTGGACATACTGGAGCTGCCTATAAGTCTTTGGGTTTTAAGATGCACCACGAGGTTGACTCTGATTATTGGTATGTGGATCAGAATGGATGGGTGATGCATAAGAAGACATTATACTCTAGGGCTAAAAGGCTTAGCACAACTGAGAACGCTTATGCAGAGCAGTTCGGATATATTAAAAAGTATGGTGGTAAGAAATTATGTTTTGTAAAGATCATCATTTAATTTTAATGAATATCGCATGCCCATTTAGATTATATAAATACAGCAAATTCTCATCTTCTCTAAGCATATCACAAAGCAAGCTTATTCCATTGCATTGTTCAAACCCATAGTCATCAAATACGAGTATACCACCGACTGAAAGCTTTGGCAGGCACCATTGCGTAATGTCTCTTGCTGACTCATAAACGTCTACATCACAATGTAATAGCGCTATATTTTCTGAAATCATATGCCCAGTGTCGTCGGGAAATACGCCAACTAGCACCTCCGCGTTTGTGATATCTAATTCGTCCAGTATTGTCTGGACTGTCGCTCTAGAAGTATCAGAATGTTCTCCACCAATATAAGTTAAGTCTTTACTGGATGCCTTGACGACCCCACTAAACGTATCTGCCAAGTATACTTTTTTGTCGGGTGCGGCTTTGGCTAGAAGAGCCCCGGAGCCTCCCCTCCATACACCAACTTCTAGGATTACACCTGGTATCTTGTGGGACTGCTTTGCTAGCGTCCAGAGTTCATAGCACCTATAATGGTCGACGAGGGTGTAGTTTATGCCTATTTTGGAATAGATTTCTATGAATTCTATATCGCTATACCAAGGGCTTAGTGTAGAGGCAGGAACTATATGGTTATAAGCATATGGCGAGTTTTTTACCCCCCATGGTTGCATTCTTTTTAGGATATTCAAAGAGACTTCGCAGGTCTCTTTATTAGCTGGTATATTGTTCATTTTTTGGTCCCTTATGTTGTTCGGCTATATGTAAATACTACTAGAATGTCTCTAAGACCAAAGAAGGATATATGAATAAAATCTTGTTTCAGCCTTGGGGTGGCCTCGGAGATAATCTGCAATACAGCACATTGCCGGAGTTATACGCTGATTGTGGATGGGATTTTTACGTCTCAGAAGCTAATGCCTATAGGAGTCCGGAGATATACGACCTAGTGTGGGGGACAAATCCATTCGTTAAAGGCATATCGAAAGAACCGCATAATATCGGTAGTTGCATGTATGATAAGAGGATAGTGCCTCATAAAAACATTGTTTTTAATCAAGAGATCGCTCACGGTTTTGCCCCTAAGAATGATCTCTGCAAGTTATATTACAAGCCCAATTTTATAGATGAGCTTAAGGATATAGTTGTCATAGATATTAGTGGTGTGAGTGGTTCTAATAGCATACCGTTGCGATTCAACGAGATGATTCGGGAGCAGTTCCCGGGTAAGCTTGTAGTGAGTCCTGTTTTTAAGCGCAAGGTTACCACGGCTGTGAATAATGAGTTCTCCGTTAATGGACATGTTGATGTTGATTCGTTGATGCACTATGCTGACGTTATCCATAGTTGTCATCATTTTGTGTGTTCATTTAGTGGTCAGGCTGTTCTTGCTTCTGCTTTAGGTAAGGCTGACACGACTTGCTATATCCCTGATGGCTGGCAGGGGCATTTGACTTCTGGGCAGAGGCACCAGTTTTGCTTTTCAAATATCAAGTACGTTACATTTTGATGTGCTTTGCGAGGGGTGATCTATGCTGTGCATCAGGCTGATAGTAGAGCTGATTGGCTGGTTCATTGTGGGTTTACTTGTTGTTGGGTTTGCTATTAAGTGTTCATCTTATAAGAGCTGATAATGTGTTTTTTCGCCGGTATGGTTTGATTGTGAAAATATTTTATACTTGAACCATGTTGGGGTGCGCTATGAGATTCAAAGAAAAAGTAAGCCTTGTTCTTAATGAAGTGTTTGATCGAGATCCGCAGAAGTTAAAAAGCCTTGGTATAGAGCCCATTATCAAGAATGGTGAATATAATTATGTTTTTAGAGATCCTAAGCTTGGGGCTAAGAGTCCTTATTATAATGTTAATATAGCCAATGATCCTTTAGGAATGTCTAAGGTGATGAAAGCGATTTTGAAAAAGTATCCTGGATCTGTAGGAACGGGGTTGACTTGGGGTAATGATCCTAGTGGTATTGAGAATTTTGATAAGACTGGGTTGAAGAATGAGGTGTTTGTCTACAGTATTATGATTAATTGCTTGACTGATTATGTTGATAGACTCGGCGACGCTCCGGCGTTTTTGAATTTTTCTGGTTTTACTGATGATATGAACATTGTGTATGATAGGTTTATGAAACGGTTTTTGGATGAGCCTGCTCTTCATAAATATGCTTATATTCCATTTCGTGCTGATTATTACATTTCTAAGAGTGTTTATGACTCTATTTTGGCTGGTGAGTCTGGTCTGGCATCGCATTTTGTGAAGGAGGTTCGGGAGAATGTCGTTAAAAAGTCTTATCAACAAGAGAAGCAACTTAAATTCTTCCGTCTACAAAAGAATTTGAAGAGGATTATCAAGAAGGCTTTGGGGTGTTCTGATGAGGCGGCTGATGGGTATGTTGATATGCTTGGTGTTTTGGATGGTGTGTATGGTATTTCGCCTTCTGAGCCTGCCAAGGCTGCGTTGAGGCGTGAATATGCAGTTTTTAAGGCTGTTATGTTGGATAAGTTGAAGGATCGTAATGCTGTTGCTGATACTGTGGATGAGATTGGTAAGCTTTTGCAGGATATGAAGGCTGCTTATGCTGAGGACGATGACGATGACGATGGTAATTGAGAAAAAATACTATATGACTATTGTGCCGAGTATGAATATTTTTAGGGATTTCGGCAAAAATAAGCTAAACTGGTCCCTATAGGAGCTGATAATGGATAAGATCAAAGAGTTGCTCTCCAAGTCTGGTTGCAAGCCTGAATTGGTAAATGCGATTGCTGAATCTTTGGACAGATACAAGACAGGTCTTCAAGAGCAATTTGCTGCTAATTTTAATAGCACAGTTGAAAAAACCAAGAAGGTCTGCGTCGAAGAAACGGAAGCCCACAAGCGTGAGCTAGCCCGTCGTCTCCAGATTTTCTGTGAGACAAAATCCGCTGCGATCGAGACCCAGCTGGCTAAAATGTCGGCATTAAGCGAATCCCAAGCAATGACCAAGCTCAAGAGCGTTCGAGCACTGCTCGAAGGCGTACAGCTGAATGGTATTGCAAATGGACAATCCGCCGCCGCTCTGGAAAAAGCCAACCGTCGAGCTCAGCAACTTGCAGAAGAACGCAACAGAGCAGTCGCCGAAGCTAATCGTAAGACAGCTATCGCCGAAAAAGCCCTGAAGCAGAACCGAGCCCTAGTCGCCGAAAACGCTAAATTCCAAAACGCGAGCAGACCGGTTGTAGAAAACCGCTCACCCCGCCGTATGGAACCTACCGTGCGTCAAAGCAAACCGACAACGACTCGGGCCACTCTTCTCGAAAGCCAAGAGCGCCGTCCAGCCTCGAAGCCAAGACAAAGTAACGTAACTGTCCGACCGACCAGTAACATTACAGTCCTGGACATCGCGGCAAACATGGACACGGACCTCGTCTGACACTAGAATCCGATTTCACACACTTTTTCCTGAACAGGTACGGAGTTAGTAAATGCTACCCAGAACACAATCACGCGCCCCACAAGGCCGTCGTCACCTCACCGAAAACCGCCAAGCCATCGCTGGAGCCGCCACGGACCTCCACAAGGCCAGCATTATCCACGAGTCCAAGAAAAACCAACTCGTTGGCAAATGGGCCTCAGTCCTCAACAAGTGCAAAGAAGTACCTAAGGCCAAATTCGGCCTCATGGCCAGCATCCTGGAAAACCAGTTCAACGCCTGGAACCCAGAACGTCGCTCCATGATCCTGGAAGACCAGACCACGACAGCGAACATCGCTGACTTCACACGGTTTGCCCTCCCCCTCATCCGCAAATCATATCCAAAGCTGATCGCCGACAACCTGGTCGGTGTCCAGCCAATGAGCCAGCCAGCATCGCTCATCTTCTACATCCGCTATCGCTACGCCCTCTCCAAGGGACAAACGGTCGCCGGAACACAGATTATGCGCCAAAACACAGCCCAAAGTTACGCCCGTAACAACGGCTGGGCTCTTGACCCATACTACTCCTCACAACAAGTTGTGGGTGAAACCGGTACGATTCTGAACCGTAACCACGTCCAACAAACACTGGCTCACCGCCCAGTTCTCGCCGGTACAGTAGCCGTAGAAGTCTACACCGACGAAGCCGGAGCAAGCCCAGCTTGTAACGACCCAACACCATGTCTCCGCGTCACCTTCGACTCCGACGGCGCAGTCGACACGGTTGTCATCGGCGACTGTAGCTTCACCGCTAATCTGGCAGTCAACGAAGCCTCTTCAAGCTTCAACCACGCCACCGGCGAAGTAAACATCCGCCTCACAGCGGGCATCTACCCAGTTGGCGCGATCGCTCGCATCAACTACGAGTACGACCTGGAATCCAACCCATTCCAACCAGAAGTCACCCTCAGCATCGACAGTGATTCGGTCTCCGCAATCACCCGTAAGCTGAAGACATCCTGGAGCCTCGAAGCCGCTCAAGACCTCAAGTCAGTCCATAACATTGACGCTGAGAGCACCCTGACCGACCTCATGGCCGATGAAATGGTTGCCGAAATCGACCGGGAAATCATCAATGACCTCATCATTGCTGCCGCTATCCGCGCCGATCACAACTTCGCCACCGCTGCTGGTGCTTCGGTTAACTTCACCGACCGTAACATCGCCCTGATGTACAAGTCACTCGAAGTTGCCAACATCATCCACAGAACCACCCTGCGTGGCCCTGCTAACTGGATGGTTATGAGCGCCGACATCGCATCGAAGTTCGAGCAACTCAACGACTTCCGCGCCTCAGACGCCATGAACACCGAAGGTGTGGACATCGGAATCATGAACGTTGGAACAATCCAAGGCAAGATGCGCCTCTACAAGGACCCATTGTTCCCTAACTGCAAAATCCTGATGGGCTTTAAGGGATCAAGCGTTCTGGATGCTGGTTACTTCTATGCTCCTTATATTCCGCTGCTGAGCACCCCTACGGTTCTCGACCCCAACAGCTACTCGCCATCTAAGGGCATCATGTGCCGTTATGGTAAGAAGCTGATTGAGGATGGCGGTCTATACTATGCGACAATAAATGTTTCTAACCTGTAAAAAAAACCAGCGTCCTTAAGGGGATGCTTACCATAGCGGTTCATAACAATGCCCAAATCGAAAGATTTGGGCATTGTCGTTTCTATGTATTTTATTTCATATAGGAGGCAAATATGGCCAGCTTGAAGAGACCAGATAGTTGTAGCTGTGGCTCTGACAAAATGCTCAAAGAGAAGAACCCAGAGCGATATGTGTGTGTGGAATGCAAAGAAGTGATCGTGGTTAGAGGTAGCAAACCAGACCACGACATCTGCAGAGAATGCAAAGCACCTCGCGGGAGTGCTGACTTTAAAGATGGTAAGAATCTTTGCATGCTTTGCTATAATAAAGCTCAAAAGCAATACCGATCGGATAATCTGGAGGAGCTAAAAGCAAAGAATAGAACTTATTACAAGATTAACCAACCAGCATTGAGGGAGAGAGCAAATCAGTATTATCAATCTAATATAGATGCATATTTAAAGAATCTGTCTAGGAGAACATTGCTATGCGCATGTAAGAGAGATGGAGGAAGACGTCGAGAACTAGCTCACAATATAACATATGAGTATATTAAAGAGCTATATGAAAAAGCTGGTGGAAAATGTGCGGTTACAGGACTGCAAATGCAGCATATTTGGAATAATCTATACTCTATTTCCTGCGATCGTATTGATTCTAGTCAAGGGTATATCCACGGTAATGTGCAGTTAGTATGCAAATGGGTTAATCTAGCTAAGAATACCCATTCGAATGATGACATCAAAGCAGTTTTTGATGATTACTATAGTCTACGCAAGAGTCAGGAGAGCGTATAATGCCTGCGCCAGTTCCAGTTCATGAGCGGTTCAGTGATGAGATTAAGCAGCTGACGATTAAACTGTTTAATGAGGGCTGGACACATGCAGAGATTGGTGAGTATTATTATGAGCCGGAGCGTACTATAGCCAAATTGTGTAAGCATCTTGGGCTTAGTCGTTCTCGCAGTGAGGTTGGTGCTCTTAAGATGAAGAGTAAGCTTGATAATGAGGAAACTATTAGGTATATTCGGGAGAATAGGGATAAGCATTCTGTTGGTGAGTTGGCGTTGATGTTTAATTCGTCTATTGCGTCTGTTCAGCGTCTTTGTGTGAAGTATGATATTGTTTTTGATGGTGGTGTGTTGAGGGAGCGTTTGAATTCTAAGTTGGTGGGTGCATGGTCTGAGGAGATGCGTTGTGAGGCTAGTGTTAGGGCTAGGAATGTTTCTGATGAGGTTCGTGTGAGGATTTCTGAGCGTTCTCGTGAGGCTAGAATTGCTAAGAATGGAGCGTGTGATGAGTGACAAGATCGATGGAGCGCCGATGACGCCACTTGAATCTATTGACTCTGAATTGCTTAGAATACGAAATTATGGGAATAATTTTGATGGGGAAGATTCAATTGCTCCACCTGCTGAGCTTGTGGATTCGGCGTCGCGCTTTTTCGCCTATGGCCTGATACCGGCTCCTCATAGAGTCTCAGCGACTGTGAATCAGACGATATTGTTCGAATGGTATTTCCCTTGGTTTTATCACTCAATTGAGTTTGTTTCGCCGTCTGAGGCCGAAGCGACATGGATACCAAAAGATGCGACAGAAGCGGAGACCCACAAGATCATACTAACCCAATTTGATGAGGCTTGCAAGAATGGAGCATGTGATGTCTAATGGTATTGATGAGGCACGGCCTGTTGTGTGGTGTAGGAAGATTCATAAGACGGGTGAGTATGAGAAGAGTTCTAGTGGCCATATTACTGTATGGACATCAGATAGTGCTAAAGCCTTTCTGATTAATAGTTCAATTCCGATGTGGTACATCGAATTGGGGAAGTTCGAGAAGTATACGGGGGAGCAGAAATGAGCGATATCAAGGATATTGATGAGGTCTACCTTGCTTTTGGCAAGTATAGAGGTATGACACCGGGTGATGTTTCGATTATAGATCCGCATTATATTGTGTGGATGTATCATACTGTGAAACCAGTCCCGTGCAGCCATGAATTGATGCTGGAATGCCAAGAAGAGGCGGAGAATATAGAGTTGGCGATGTACTATGAGGCTGAGCAATATGATATTGAGAACTATGGGGATAGGGACTAAACAATGAGAGTTCTTGATATGATAGCAATTCAGCTCCGGCAGATAGGTGCTGAGGGGCTGTGTAATGGTGAATGTGGTTGCGGGCTGGGCGACCTTGCGCCATGTGAGGACTGGATGGGCGACTGTGTGCCTGCTATAGCGGTTAAGGCTTTCGATGAGGAAGGTGGATGCGAGACGTCCTATATACCTATGCCTAAATTGAATGATAGACAAGAGCAGAATGGGTCGAACAATGCTTGAAGATGATCTGATAATGATTAACTCTGTGACAGTGAATGGTATCACAATTGAGTTGGTCAAGGAAAAAGACGAAGATCCCTTGGGCTTACCCTATACTCTCCGCACAAGGCCAAATATCATGACTGGGGATGACCCGTGCTTTTTTGGACAACATTGGAAAGCTCGGAGACATTTCCATAGAATTGTTAACAGGGTATCACCCAATGCGACGGGGAAAACGAGTGACAATAAAACCAGCGATAGGAAGATACGATGAGCAGCTATTATAGAGATGGTGTGACGGCAGGCAATGCTATTTTTGGCCTTTTTGGTGTGCTAGTATTGGTAGCAATGGCATCAAACAGCCAACCATTAGCGATAGTATTCATTATCATACTTGCATTACAATTTATAGCTGCGTTAAATAGATAGTGAACTATACTGCCGTAAGATATATATTTAGGTGCTTGAAAAAATATATGAATACTGAGAATACATGCATAATCTCATACAACGATTCAAAAGGCCAATACCTCCTCAAAAGAAATATCATGATAGGTTGACTAGAGAATTCGAACTGATTGAGAAATTCAAATTCTCATGCATATTCGAAAAAGTAGACGACATCATAAAAATCGCTGATGGTATACCCCATATAACGCGAGGAT